TAAAAACTTGTCCATTTTCTAAATAAGCATCGCAAGGAACAAGCCTCTGAGTCTCTGTGTGCGATTTCCAAACAGATACACCGACCAAACCATTCTCAGCCATAAACTCTGCGCTGATCCCGGTCACAGGGAAGCTGGTGTTCGGGAACATCGCCCGATAATCCGCGACCTGCTGTATCGCGTCGTTCTCAATCTTTGCAATCAGCATGATCTCTCCTTATTGAAGCGCAAAAGGCGCAGTAGGTGGCGTGAAGTTAGCGGTGTATCTTGCGTAGCCTTTGGTGATGCGTAGGTCGTCGATGTAGCCTGTCATAGGCGTTGTAAGACCAAAATTGGAACCGACAGTAATGCCGCCAGCGTTGTAATTGTTTGAATCAGAATAAGTACCAATGCTAGTTCCATCTTTATAAAGTGTTGTTGTAGTGCTTGATCGAACTAATGCAACATGAACCCATTGATTTTGAGTTAGAGCAACGGTATCTGTGATTTGACCACTGCCATTAGTGAATAATCTTAAATATCTTGATGTATCAGTTTGAATCAAAACTCCAGCAGCATCATTAGCTACACGAGTGTCAACAAAAGAGTTAGTTCCACTTCCGGTTAAATAAACCCAAAACTCAATTGTGAAATTGCCTGACCCAACCGATAAAGCAGAATTTGTCCTAGAAATTAACCAATCCCCCGTTCCGTCAAAGTACATACTCGACCCGCCGAACTTACTCTGCGCCGTGCTGATCTGCGCGTTGCCTACAGTCTCAAGGACGTTCTTTGCTGTAGCGTCTGTGATGCCAGCGTTGGTGAAGTTGCAGAGAAGCGAGGTTCCTGAGACAGCAGTTAATGGTGCTGTTGGAATGGTAATCGTAGTGTTTGAAGGGTTATATACAGCAGTGCCTTTTACGATTCGCGCATCAGTGTAATACCCGCCAGATTGGTAACTTGTTCCATTATTGCCAGAATTTATGTATATCGAAGGCGTAGAGCCGCCGACAGTTCCAGAGTTCGTCGCGTTGGCAACACTTGCACCATTCAACCACAAGCGCACAGAGCTTCCGCTTCTAGCGACAGCAATATGATTCCATGCCCTATCAATGATTGTTCCACCCTTTAAGTAAATTGCAGTTGGTGTGTCGGCATAGAATGTGGCTTGCGTTCCTTCGGTTCCCAAATAAACAGTCGTGTCGTACTGAATGCAGCTTGTATAAGACGCATTGCGCGACGTGAAGTAAACCCACACCTCCATCGTGAAATCGCCCGGCAAATTAAAAGCAGCATTGCTAGGCGCAGTTAAATAATCCCCCGTCCCATCAAAGTACCCACTACCACCATTTGCCCCCGCGCTATACGCAGCAGTAGGCGCGAACGGGCTGAAGGCTTGGACACTGACATCGCCATTTGCTGTGATGGCAAATGCGTTGGTGCTGTTGTCGACGAAGCGGTTGCTCTGACAGGTCAGCAGACTGGTATTCGTGATCGCGGTAAGTGGTGCTGTTGGTGGGGTAAAGGCTGCCGTATAGACAGCAGTGCCTTTCACAATACGCAAATTAGATAAATATGCTGCGGCGAATATGTTTGTGCCAGTACTACTTGCAGCTAGACCTAAAGATGCTGTCCCTGTGTACAGAGTAGAAGTAAAAGAAGAAGACCCTGCGGCAACACCGTTCAAGAAAAAATACAGCGTATTACCAGACCTAGTTACGGCAACGTGATACCAAGCATTTTGATTTATTGTGACGCTGCTTGAGCTAACGCTTGCGTAAGTGCTTCCATTAGTTGTATATCCAAATTCAATAGTATTGCTAGATGGTCTTAAATAAACTGCATACTCAAGATTAGAACTGCCAGCTATCCCTTTTTGACATAGTGCGTTGTAGCTGTTTGGTGTTGCCGTAAAGTAAAACCAGCCCTCAATTGTGAAATCACTTGACCCAAGCTGTAACGCCGCGTTACTTGCGACGGTCAGGTAATCTCCCGTTCCATCGAAGTAGTTACTCCACCCCGTCTGACTAAACGGCGAGAAAGTCCCCTGCGTCGTGTTGCCGTTGCGGGTGATCGTGAAGTTGTTGGTCGAGCCATCTAAGAACGTATTGTTCTGCGCTCCGTTCGTACCGTTGCCGGGGAGCAGGAGCGTGACAAGGTTGTAGTAGGCATCAACGACAGCCGACTTTGCTGCGCCTAAGAGCTTATTAGCCAGCATCAGTTATTCCCCACTCGCGCACCGTAAACCTGAGTGCTTACCTTCCACAGCACGATTACCGTATAACCTGTGGTATTTAACGTAGGCGCAGAACCAGAGTCTGTTTTCCACGAAACGCCAGATGTACCAAAGGTCGTATCAGTCCACGTTAGTGTGTAGGCTGAACCATCGTCCACCATTAGGGTGACAGCTTCACCAGCAGCAAAGTTAGTTGCCTTTGGAGTACGGTTAGCACCCAAGGTAATCAACTGAATTGAGCCATTGCCGGGGTCAATCTCAAACGCTGCCCCGTCAGAGATCGTGTAAACGTCCTCAAGGATCGTTCCAATGATTGCCGGATCGGTTAGCGTCTTAGCCGTTAGTGTCTGCGTTGTGTCCGTTCCTACAAGAGTCGTAGTAGCGTCAGGAATAGTAACTGTCCTGTTAGCAGATAACGTCGTTGGCGTTAGCGTTGCAGCATAGGAAGACGTACCGCCAGCCCTACCAGCGATAACGATAGCATCCTGTGTTGACGCAGCTTCAGAACGAATAGCATTAGACGCTCTAAACGTCTGAGCAGCCGTAAATGTCTGTGCAGCACTCGTTATAGCAGCAACATCAGCCGCATACGTTACAAAGACATCCTTAGCGCCAGCACCGAAGTTAACCGCACTATTGCTGTTAGATGATTTCAGTACCGTAGTACGAGCTAACGTACCCGTTCCAACAGTACCGAGACCAATCTCATAATCCGCACCGAGAGTAATCGTGTAATAGCAAGTATTACCATCGCCAATCGCCGATCCGAAAGTACGAAAGCCCGTTACTGCACCGTCCAAGGTTAATGTGCCTGTGCCGGTCGTGGTGGACGTTTCCCGAACTCGGTCAGCAATTACGAGTGCCATAGATTACTCCAGAGTTACGGAAAGGTTGCCTGTCGAGATCGTGAACACATCACCAGAAGCAATCGACTTAGACGCATCCAAGGCTGTGTAATACAGCAGGTTGCCGCTAGTTGTCGCATCCAGAATGCCAACATGAGTCACAGTACCCCATGTGCCAGTAGCAGTCGGGAACGTAACTGACGCGCTATTCGTTGATACACCGTTACTAGGCGCACCAAACGTTACCGCTGTACGAGCGTAGGAACCACCAGATACCTCAGTACCCGTATTGCCTTCACCCGGATCGCTTGTGTAAAGACCTACATAAACCGCAGCAGGGCTTGTGTAGCTTGTATTGCGGAGAGTAGCGTTAATTAGCGCATTCTCCAGATAATTAGACATCTCAGCCATGATTTACCTCACGTTATAAGACATAGACATAGGTTGACCACTATACTCACTTGCTTGGTCGGACGTAGAGATAGAATCAATCGCCCTAGAATACAAGGAAGCCCAAGTCTGCACCCTTGCATCATTCATCAAATACGGCTCTGCCTCTGCCAAAGACGCATATAGCAACGCATCAGGCACATAAGCCAAGAATACGTTACTAGCTGTCGAATCTGATAATACAGGAGGCTTGGCGTAATACAACATCTGCGCCGTATAAGACGAATCTGGAACCGGAGCTAACTGCATCTCCGCACCGAGAATAGTGTAATCAATGGGCTTGCCGCCATCCGTTACCCTAGATTCCTGATAAAACGAGTTAGGAGCCTTGTAACGTAGCGTAGTAATCGGAGTCGTGTTGAGATGAATATCTCTCATCTCTAAGAAGTCGGTAGGCAATCCAAGTGTTGAATCGCCACCCGTTGTACTTGCTGTAGCTACCACTAACATCTGACGAATTCTTAGGTCTCTCTGCAACCTAGTCTCAGCCAGACGGATAAAGTCCGGGATAACTGAAGTCAGATCACTACGAGCCAGATAGTTAGCTATCGTTGTTTTTAACTCGCTATAGGTCGTAAATGCCATGTTATTCCTCTAGCTGCTCAAAATCTTTCCAACCGTATTCGTAAGTGCCGATGTGCCGGATGTGCATCGATAATTCGTGATCTACATACGTCTGAAAGCCCTCAGAACCAGCCTTGACGCAGAAATACACATCCTCACCACATACACCGTTAGAACCCCATCCAGCATCGAACCAAGGTCTGCCCGTCTTTTCAAACACTTCCTTACGGATCATCACAGCACCAAACCCAACCGCTGTAACTTCCTCAATCCCTTCCTTGCCGCGAGAGTCAATGTTCGACCACTTACGAACCTCTGTATCACCTTCCATATACCTTGTGAGTATCTTGGCTGTAGGCGTTACAGGCTTCCTTCTAGTCGTTGCATTTACCCCAACAATCGGCACATCTCTACTTAACATTATGGTAATGATGTCATGCGGGAACCGCATATCGCTATCAATAAACAATAGCGCGTCACATCCTTCACCTAATGCTACCTCTGCCAACTTCTCACGCTGGTCAAATATCAGCGTTCCCGGCATTGTGTAAAGGCTTAATCCACCTTTACCATCTTTGCAACGTACTGACGCATCATGCGCTGTCATCCGAGCAAAGTCAAAAGCAAAACCAGTGTGTACCTCATCCCGGCATGGGACGCAAACACCAACTCTCATACAGTACCCCTATACGTTTTCCACACAGCATTATCAGGATCGTTCAGCCACCTAGCGAAACCGACCTCATCAACCACGTTAAAGCCCTTCATAATCCCTTTCTGGTTCAGTACATCTATGACCGTAAAGGGTATTCGAGCAACGTGATGCAGTTCGTTTAGGTGTCCTTGCCGAGATTTATCGTAGTCCAGTTGCTTCTTATTGGCTTCGATAATCTCTGTTACATCCTGCTTAGTCTCGATGACAATCCCACCGTCACCATCTTCGTATGCTGTTTGAGTCCGTATCGGGTTGCTCATTGAATATGTGTCCAAGTGCGTCCTATTCTTACTCCCCGGACACAGTTAGGGGATACGCCAAGTTCCCTAGCCATAGCTGCATGGCTGAGTTTGCTTGCTCTAATTGTCCTTACTTGTTCTTCATTTAGCAAGGACTTACCGTTACCTTCACCTTTAGGAGAAACAACTCGTTTTCTTCCCTTAGCAATCATGTCTTGCACATTTTCCTTCGGAGTGCCAATACTCAAATGATGAGGATTTACACAACTAGGATTGTCGCATTTGTGCATCACAAACATACCCTCTGGTATGTCTTGTTTATTAAATAATTTCCAACTTATTCTATGTGCGCCATCAGAGCCTAATTTTTTCGCTCCCAAACTGATACGCCCGTACCCATTTGAAAGTTTTTGTCCTTGCCACTCCCAACATTCAGATTCCGAGCTTTTGCCAACCATTCTCCAAAATCTATTTTCTAATGATTCCTGAGAATATTTTTGAGGCGAGGTACTGCCATACTTCATAAACCTCTTGTAATGTTTCTGGCAGTAACCTAAGCCTTTTACCTTAACATCATTAACGCAGCCATCAACGGAACATTTCATAAATCCTCCCATAGTTACCTACAGGAGGATTATATATCAACATCCGTTATAGAGCCATGTCAAGATCGGCAATTATGCCATGAGCAGCCTCGTTCTTGACTTCCAGAGTTACTTCAGCCAAGAGTTGAGTGTTCTCGCTGTCGCCGGTCTTAGCCAGATCATTGGTCTGGAATGGACGCAGGTAAGCAAGTGCTGCGTACTCAGGATCAAGGATCAGAGCATCACGGGTACGCATGAAGCGGTTAGGAACAACCGACATCGTGCCAAAGTCCGACATATAAACGTCAGCCGCACCGATAATGGTGGTCGGAGTATTGCCCGGAGCCATGTAACGCTGTGCAGCGATACCAGCAAACGACGATACTTTCTGCTTACCAGCAGCGCC